ATTAGCCATCTCTTTGTATTCTTGAAATGCTTTGTATTCTTTATCAGGTAAACCAATAGTATCATTTAATAATGAATAACTATGTGCATGGTTAGCTTCACTTGTTGCTATAGCAGACAACATCATTCTTACTTCTGGAGCTTTAAATTTAGGAATGTATTTATCAAGATAAGCTTGTGCTATATCTACGTCACCTTGAGTAAAGAATTTTAATATTTGTCCTATTAAATTTTTTTCTTCTGGTGTTAATCTTTCATTCCAATCTCTTACATCCTCATGTAACGGGACTTCACTTGGTAGCCAATGCATTTTTTGTTGCATGTCATAAGCTTCAAAAGCCCAACCATAATCAAATGGTTTATAGTGTGTTCGTTTGTCAAATAAACTCATATCTTTTTTTCTAACTCCTTGATATAATCTTCTTCTTCTTTTGGTAATTCTTCTTTGGTTTTATCTTTACCAAAAATATCATTCCAGTTTTCTTTAAACTTTTTAGATGGAATATGTTTTCCATCTCTTATTTTATAACTATTGAAACCCATAAAATAATTCTACTCCTTCTATTATAATTAAGATTAATAATTCCAATGCTAGGACAGTATGATAAACTGTCCATAGCACTGATTGTTTTTTATTAGAATGATGACATGAAACCCCCTTACGTTTATTCTTCTTTTTAAGAGGTTTATAATTTATGCCATCAAACAAACTGCTATCTGTCATTTTGTATTCCTTTATATGCAATCGCATATTGTATTAGCTAACGCCAGTATAAATACATAACTCATATATCCACCTAACAAACTAGCTAAGATTATGTTAGTCCAACCCCAATTTTTAATGAATTGTTTTATTTTTTTCATTATCCCTCACAGGCTAGACAATCAGCTTCTGGTATGATTGTTCTTTCTATTTTTTTTGATACTAACTCAGCACGTTTAATTGCTTCTGAACGACAGTAATACAAAGTTTTTAACTTCTTCTTCCATGCTAACATGTGTATGTCATGTAATTCTTTAATGTTAACATCAGCAGGCACAAACACATTAACTGATTGTCCTTGACAAATATGTTTTTGTCTGTCTGCCGCATGTTCAATAATCCATTGCTGATTAATTTCTATTGCTGTTTTAAATATATCTTTTTCATTATCAGATAATTCATTTAAATGTAAAACAGAACCTTTATTAGCTAAAATAGAAGTCCATGTTTTTTCATTGTTAATACCTTTTTTCTCTAATAATTTTTCAAGATATTTATTCTTAACCAAGAATGAACCAGACATAGTTTTTTGTACATACGCGTTTGCTCTGTATGGTTCTATTGATGGTGATGTAGTTCCACAGATAATAGAACTAGAAGCATTGGGTGCAATAGCTAACAAGTGTGCATTACGCATACCTGTGTTTTCCATGTCTGGAGCTTCACCTCTTTTAACTGCTAGTCTTTTACTTTCTTCTACAGCTTGCTCTTTAATTGTTTTAAATATTTTCATGTTTAATGATTTAGCAAGCGCACCTTCAAAAGGTATTCCTCTTGATTGTAAATAAGCGTGAAAACCCATAGCACCTAAACCAATACTACGTTCATTGTTTGCACTAAACTTAGCTCTAAACAATTCATCAGGTGCTTTATCAATAAAGTATTGTAACACATTATCTAAGAACCTAATTAAATCAGGTATAAATAAACTATTGTTTTTCCATTCATCATATTTTTCTAAATTAACAGAAGATAGACAACAAACTGCTGTTCTATTTTCATCAGTAGCAAGTGTTATCTCTGTACATAAATTAGAATGATTTACTTTTAATCCTAATTTCTTTTGTGTTTCAGGCAATGCTTCATTAACTGTATCAATAAATGAAACATACGGCTCACCAGTGGCAACTCTTGTCTCTAATATTTTTAACCACAAATCTCTAGCTGATACAGTACGTACTACTGCTTTTGTATGTGGGTCAATTAAATTCCAACTGTCATCATACGTAGGTTCTTTAATACAGTTGTCTATTAACTGCATAAACTCATCAGAAATATTTACACCATGATGAAGGTTAAGACATTTTCTATGTATGTCACCACCACTAGGTTTTCTCATTTCTAAAAATTCTATTATCTCTGGATGTGATATATCCATGTACGCCGCATAACTTCCACGTCTTGTTTTACCTTGTGAGAACGCAAGTATCTCACTGTCAACTACATGTAAAAAAGGTATTGAACCTGAAGACTGTGAGCCACCAGAAGTTTGTGTTCCATCACTTCTTACATGTCCCCAGTAACCACCAATACCACCACCCACAGAAGCAAGCCAAGCGTTCTCTGTGTAATGTCCTGTTAATCCTTCTCTACTATCACCAACATAATTTAAGAAGCATGAAATAGGCATGCCTCTTTTACTACCTGCATTAGACAACACAGGTGTAGAATACATAAACCAAAGTTTAGATGCATAATCATATATACGTTGTGCCATTTCATCATTGTCTGAAAAAGCTTTAGCCGCTCGCATAAATCCTTCTTGCGGTGAAGTTTCTTCTGGTAATAAATATCTATCTTTTAATGTAGTCTTACCAAAATCAGTAAGTAAATTATCTCTTTCGTAATCTATCATATGTGTATTATATTTAAATATTTCTCTCTATCTAATGTTAAGTAATTAATTTCTATTGGTTCAAACTTTTCCAATGCATCAAATACTGTTTGTTTATTTAAATGACTGCAAGTGTATACATCTAATTGAACAACAGCAGGTTTGTCTTCATCCCAAGAATGAAATGCTATGTGTGATGTTTCAATAGCTTGTAAACAAGTCAAACCTCTGTTGCCTTCTTTGTCTACATAAACAGCAACTGTATCACCCAATGGTTTCATGTTTAATTTTTCAACTAAATTTCTTACCCATTGTTTTATTACATCTACTTGCACAGGTGGTTTTTTAACAGTTGCTCTAATTATAATATGTTTATGTTCAAGCATCTTTAGTTTCCATGACTTTAGGTTGTGCTTCTTTATCAATAATAAAGTCTATGTATTGTTTAGCTTTTTTTAAATCTTCTATTCCATGTCCTTTGAAACGCCACCTAGTTATATACTTAACTACATTACCTTCGCAGTACGTAAGATTGTTTGCTACTATATAATCTATAGGTTCAATAGCACCTTTGTTATAATGTAAAGGTTTTTTTATATTGTCCATAGTTTTACCTTCCCTGTTTTCTTATTGTATTCACCGTGTCTAAGTATACGTGCAACTCTTGCTTGTTGTAATGCTTCAGCTTCAGTATATCCTTTGTCAACATATATTTTTTTGACAATTTTCCATAGGTCTAAAAGGGGAACGTTAGTATACTTCTTGATAAGTTTTTCAGCAGTCTTAATACCTATTCCTTCTACACCATCATAACCATCAACTTTATCACCAGTTAATGTTTGTATCATAAACCAGTAATCAGCTAATCTTTCTGGAATACGTTCAACATTTAAACCATCAGAAGACAAATTACATGGTACAGTTTTTAAGTCTTTGTCAATTGTAACTACTATTCTTTCTTCTTCTGTAGGCTCTGTTGCCATAATACCCATAACATCATCAGCTTCCAAATTATCCCAGACAACTCCTTTATGTTTTTTAATAACATATTCTCTTAACTCTTTTAATGCTAATGGTTTTCTTTTATCTTTTCTATTATCTTTGTATGTAGGCAACACATCTTTTCTAAAGTTTTTGCTGTCAGTTAATGCAACAACATAATCATCAGCTTCTAAACTAGAACCTAAATCTTCTATAACTAAATCTACATCTGCTTTACAAATGTTTGCATCAGAATGTAATGTCCATAATCCATCACCCCAATGTGTTTCTACTTCATTGTTCATGGCAATTTTGTATAACAAAATATCACCATCAATTAACAATACTTTTTTTCTAATCATGTTTCTCCTATATATCAAATGTTAATAAATCTTCTTTTGGAATTATGTGTCCTTTACTTGTCCAGTTATCACCACCCTTTTTAATAGGGTACTTAACCATAAGTTTTTTAAGATGTGCTGTTGGTATCATAACCCATACTTGGTCTGTTCTTTTTTCTGTCCATAAACAAATAGCATAGTTCCTTGATTGTGTTGTGTTAATACCAGAAGGTTTACCTCTACTTTCTGTTTCAATATAAACGTTACCTGTTTTTTGACAAAGTCTGTCAGTCTTACATTCAAGCTTACCTTCTACAGCTTCTTGAAATTCATTTTCATATTGTTGACCAAACTTTAAATCTTTATCAAAATGTGGTTGTGCTTTAGTGTGTTTCACTCCAGTTGTCTCCTATTTTATATTCACCAGTTAGCGGTAATCTTAAATTAAAATACTCACCAGTGTCTTTGATTGCTTTTACTGCTAGTTGCCCAACTTGCTCTGCATCTTTTTCAAGACACTCAACTTGTATTTCATCATGCACCCAGACAACTTGTTGTGCATGTGGTATTTGTTTTATTACTTTGTCAAACTCTACCAACCATTGTTTACAAACCAATGCGCCGGAACTTTGTAATAAAGTATTTAGCGCGGCATGAGAAGAACGTACTTTAACTTTTCTTTTATCAAGACCTGTTAAGTAACCACGTTCAGCCGCTTGTTGTACATCCTCAATTAATTTACTTAATGCAGGTAAATTATTTAAGAACCTTTTCTTAATCTTAGATGCTTGAGGAACAGTCTTACCAGTTACTGAAGCTATCTTTGTTACTCCACCACCATATAAAAAACAGTAGTAAAATCTTTTGGCTAGGTCTCGGCTATCTAAACCGGCTAACGTTTGTGTTTCAGAGTGTATGTCACCATCTAAAACAACCTTAGCGTATTTACCATTATCATACCTAGCCATATAGTGAGCCAACATTCTCACTTCTAAACCTGAGACATCAATGCCTACAAGTTTTTTACCAGTTGGAACCGTAAATAATGCTCTACATTCTTTACCATAAGGTACTGATACACTAGGTATCTGTGCCATGTTAGGATAAGAATGAGTTGCTCTTGCAGTTACTGTTGAATTAGTATTGCAAGTACCATGTATTTTATTATTCTTCTCATGCTTTAACCAAGCTTGAGCGCCAGTAGCTAACTGACCAATTCTTTTATCTAATAAAAAATGCTCACATAATATTTCAGCTTCAGGATATGGTAAACTTTCTAAAATAGTTTCATCTAATTTAGGTGTACCATCATCAGTATAAATACTAGGTTTCCAATTATATTTATTTATTAATCTACTAGCAATGTGTTGTCTGCTAGATGGATTAAAGACAATAGTTTTTTCTTTATAGAATACTTTACCTTTAATGTAACCTTTAGATTTATTATTAACCTTAGGAATAAAAGGTATTCTTTCTGTTTCAGGTGGAAATAAATCTTGCAATTCACTTTCTAACATATGTCTTCTACCATTTAATGCTGAGTAAAGACTTCTTGCTTTTTCAGTATTAAAAGTAAAACCATAAACTTCTTGATTGTAAATTAATTGAGCTACATTGTGTTCTAAATCCATAGCTTGTTGTGAGTATGTTTTTTCTTCAATCATTTTATAAAGATTGTAAGTTACTTCCACATCTTGTTTACAATACTCTAACATCTCAGGTGTAAATGTTTTCCAATCAGTATCAAACTCAGCTTTATAGTTTCCTATTCTATTACCCCAAGCTTTTAAACTGTGTCTTCCAATACAATCTCTAGGAAAATCTTTACGTTGAAAATCTTTTTCTTTTACATCCGGAAACAACAATCTTGTTGCTACAAGTGTATCAAAAATTTTTGCCTCAGTTTTAAAGTTGGGATATAATTTTTTAATAACTGGAATATCAAACTTAATAATATTGTGTCCAATAATAACATCAGCTTTAGATAATTTATCTAATGCTTCATCAACTGACAAAGATAATATCTTATTGTTATCTACATCTTTTAAAACAAGACAATGTATTTTAGTACACACATCAAAAAGACCATCTGTTTCTATATCAAAAATATATTTCATATTTTAATAACTTTCTTTTTAATTATATTTACACTTGGAATTGTTGTCACGTTACCAACATCAGCTAAGGTGCCGTCATCTTCAAAGTTAATATCACCACAAAGAATGTGCACATCTTTATCTTCTTTAATTAACCAACCTGTACTAACACAAATAGTTGGTTTACTTTGTCTAGCTTTTTCTAAAGTAGTCCAAGAAGCATCAGAGTTTATATCAACCCAATGACATAAAACAAATTTAGCGTCTAATACTTTTTTATTTATTGTAGGTAGTTTCATATTAATGTACGTGTTTGTGTAGTTTTATATCTACGTTCCATGCTGCGTCTTCACCATTCATAGCCAATGCCATAAGAGCATCTTGTATTAATGTAGCAGAACTTTCTTTAGCCACATCTATAACTACAGGTGTTGGACTGTCTTTAGCTTTTTTAACTGCTGATAAAACGTAGAATGTCCAAGAGACAGTTTCATTTTCTGCTTTTGATTTTCTTTTTCTTTTTTTAATTGTTAGATTAGAAGTCATCAACAGTCTCCGCTTGTACTTCTGATAAACAACCAGTTTCTAAATCATATCTAAGACTACATGCTTTACCAGTCTCACCACTAAATCTATTTTTCAATACATTTACTTGTGCAATATTATTTTCTGATTGTAAATCTCTGGACAAAGCTAATACCATATCACTCAATTGAGCTATGGATTGACTTCCTCTAAGACTATTCATTGATACTTGAACGCCATCTTCATAACCTTTGTTACCATCTTTTGTTCTTGATAAATGAGATACTAATATTAAACCAATACCAGTTTCTTCTACTAATGTTCTTAACTTAGAAACAAAATAATCTATAAGTTTACGTTCATCATTTGTATTAGCATCACCTAATGCAGACAAAGCCATGTGTAAATGGTCAAGAATTACATAATCTACATTACATGCTTTAGCTAAATATCTTATTTTAGAGAGCAGGTTATCTGCAACTGTTGAACCAAAATGATTGTAAAGATAAAAGTTGCCACTGCCCACAGTATTGTTAAACGTTTTAAATAAGTCTTCTTCACTAATACCCTCTCTTGTTAAATGTAATGGTTTTTTTAATTCAACACCCATGATACCAAGTGCACTACGTTTAATACTTTCTTCTAATGCAATGTAACCTACAGTGTAATTATTTTTTAATAAGTTTAATGCTACGTGCCTACAAAAACTAGATTTACCTACACCACTTCCGGCAGTGATAGTAACTAGCTCACCTTTACGTAGTCCATGTGTTTTTATATTTAAGCAATCAAATGGATATGGAACTGTAACATGATTATCTTCTTTTTGTATTTCATTCCATAAATCTGAACCCAATACTATTCCATCAGGTCTATAAGGTTTACTTGACCAGATACAATCTGTTAACTCTTTAGCTTTATTAGCTAATAACATTTCGTTTGCATCCTTTAATGGTATTGTACAAATCTTAGCTTTGTTAGGTGAAAATAATTTAGCACATTCTAACGCTGCTTTCTGTCCATGTTCATCTTGGTCAAACAAAAGAACTACTGTCTCAAATCTTTCAAGCCATTCTAATTCTTTTTGTATATCTTTTTTGGCACCTTGTGCGCCTGTCTTAATACTTACTACGGGAAATTTATTTTGATTTATTCTTGATACTGATAAAGCGTCTATCTCACCTTCAGTTATGATACACATTTTACCACCGTCACGCCACAGGTGTTGTCCAAACAAGCCTGCTTTTTTTGCGTCACCTAACCACTGAAATGTTTTATCAGGGTATCTTAATTTTTGTGCTACTAATTGTTTATCTTTATCATAGTAGTTTGCAATCTGACATGGTCTACCAAACCATGCACCGGTTTGATAATTAAATTTTTGTGCTGTGTTAAAGTCAATATTTCTTTTTGATAATGCAGATACATTACCTGAAATAAAATCTTTACTTGGTTCTTGTGTGTTTGTTTGTTTGTTCAAGTCTTCTACTCCTTTTTTTAATGTGTTACATGAAAAGCAATAAGTGTGTCCATCATCATAGACAGAATTAGCGTCACTAGAACCGCACTCATCACAATGTGAATGATATAAAAACGTACTTTCAGTATTTTCCATAAAATTTTTTGCCTTAATATTTTGGGTTTAACCTACTGAGTATTTCTACCCAGTAGGCAACAAACAAACTATGTCAGCAATTCTTTTACATCAAACTGCGGACATGAGGAGTTAGTCACATCTCTATGACCAACAACTTCAACCTCTTTGTAATCGGCTTTTAAAACATCTATGAGTTTAACTAAACTCTCATATTGTTTGAAAGTAAAATTACAATCAGGTTGTCCATCAACATTCTGTCCACCAACTAGACAAATGCCAATAGAATTTTTATTAGACAAGACAACATCTGTTTCAATATGTGCGCCGGCTATCATTATGTCGCGACCGTCTTGTACAGACCCGTCTCTTTTAATAACTTTATGAAAAGCGCAAGAGAATAAACCCTCTTTTCTATGTTGCTTGTCTAAATCTTTAACATCTAAATTTTGTGTAGGATTTGTATTTGTTGAATGGACAACAATGTATTTAGTTTCTTTTCTTAAATTGTTCATAACCATTCTTTCGGGACATGTTTGTCTGCATACTTAAAACCGTATTTATCACACCACATGCCATATGTTGTTTTTGATTTTTTACTTATTCTTGTTTTTGAATTACTAAATATAAATCTAATATCTAGCTCAGGATGCTGTTCTTTTATAAGACGCATTTTCTGACGGTCTTGAGAAGTAAAATAACCTTTAGTCTCAATGTAAATGTCAGACTGAACTAGATAAAAGTCAGGTGTGTATGTGTGCACCTTTTGTGGTTTAACATAGTTAAGTTTTGTTTCTTCAAACTTATATTGAATGTTTTTAGTATCAAGCTCAGAAGCAATTGCTTCTTCTAAGCCTGACCTAAAACCATAACGTAAACCAACTTGTTTAGAAGTCAGCTTCTGCGCTTTCTTCTTGTACCACATTTGTGTTTACACTTTCTGGAGCTTCGTAGCCACCTTCAACTTTGTCAAAGCCGTAGCCTTCAGCATTGCCGGCACCACCTTCAACTAATTTAGTTATTTGCACTGCTCTTAATCTCAGACTTACGCCTGCACCTGCCATTGCAGTGAACCAGTGAACTAACTCAGCGCTAACTTTCATCTCACTACCAGACCAAACGTTAGCATCAACTAAAGGTTTACCAGAGCTATCAAATAAAGCTACTTTAAATGGAATAACTTTTCCATCAGCAGAAATTATTTGTGCTTTTCTTTTAAACTTAAAGATAGTGTTTCCAGTAGGTTTACCGTTTTCATCTACCTCTTCTTCATAAGGAGCGTTAGCTTGTTTAACAGCTTTGCCTTTATTTTTTTCTTTGGCAATCTCAACACTCTTTTTAATTTCTTCATCAATCTGTTTAATCAATGAAGAAGCCTTGTCAGTAGGCACTACAAGATTTACTTTGTAATGTCCATCTTTGTCAAACTTAGTATCAGGTTTTGTTAACCATGCATACTGTGACACGCCTTCAGGACTTACAATCTTAACATAATTATTTTTCATATGTGTTTCTCCATTCTACTATGGGTACTTTAATGCTATGCAAAAAAGAACTCACTGTCCCGCAATTGTTGAATATCCAAATCACCTTTGGCGGGAGCTTCAGGTAATTTGTCGTGTAACTCTAATGGTAATTGTCTAAGAACGTCATTTCTAAAATCTTCTAGTATGTCATTCTTAGTAAACATCTCAATAAAAGCTTCTCTAATAGATTTATTAAGTGTTTCAACATCACCGGCTGTTGTGCCAAAACTATCATGCACGTTACAAAAATTAGTAATACCATTTTTGTATGCAGTGTTAACAGTTTTCATCATAGCGGCACTGTCTACTGAGTGAACAACATTAGGAGCCACTCCATTGCCCATTCTCAACTTGTCCGTCAAGTCAGTCTCTGTGTTAATTCTAGGTTTGATAACTTCACCCATCAACATAGCTTTAACTCTTTTAGACTTCATCTCAGGATATGACTGATAAACAGGAAAGCCAACAGGTGTTACCCAGTGCACTGGAAGTTGTTCTTTAGCAACTATCCTAGCAATGGTTTGTAAGTAATCCATACCAATTCTTGCAGACTTCAAATTATCACCAATACTGTCCCATATGACAGACGCTAGATAACTAGCCGGTTTGAATATCTCATCTTGAAATGGATGGTTTTCACCTTTGTCTTTACGTTTAGTTAAGTCTTCAATTACAAAGTCTGTACATGAATATCTAGTTGAACCATAACAGATAGTCATAATACTTCTTTTAGTAGTTGAACGTTTAACTCCATAGTCTAACCACAACTGAGCAAAAGGTTTATTTTCTGCTGCATCTTTTTTTAATTTCTCAATAACTGCATTAGCAACTAATTGGTAAATGTCTTGTGGTGTATCACTAGGTAAACAATTAACTAACTTACCTGCTTTACTGTCTCTTAACATTAAAGAATAAATCTGTAGACCATTACAAGAACCGTCTACGTTCACAGGTATATGAGAGACAAATCCATATCCTTGTTCTTTAAATCTTTTCCATTCATCACAAAAAGATAAAAATTGAAATGGATTAGATGCATCTTCCCATTGTCTATTTGACATTGGGTCTTCAGCACATTTTATAATCCAAGCTTCATTATCCTCAGTCCATTTAACACGGTCACTAAAAGATATTTTATCTTGACCGTACATGTTGGCACCATGCACAGCTAACCAGTAATCACCTTTGTTTTCTTTTGTGATTGCTTTACCTTGTGCAAAAGACAATAAAGCTTTAGCACCACCAATAGACTGATAGTTTAAAAACGCCGGCACACAATAAGCTCTGCCTCTAAAGTCTAATTGCAATGGAAAATATAACGTTGCATAATCTTTAAACTTTTGTGCAAGCCATATAATTTTAGCATACAGTAAACGTTTAGAAAACATTCTAGCATTTTCTGTGTGAGCCATTACAGCTTTTCTTTTCCAGTCTCTTCTACTTTCAACATTAGTTTCAATGTCATGTGGTTTGTTTGGAATATCATAATTAGTGTTAGGTGGCATACCACCAACAGCTAACCCTTTGTCCCACGCTTCCTGCATAACACGTAAAATAAATGTGTTAATCTTAAACGGTGTAGCCTGCATAGTATTAACAGCATCATACACTTCAGGCATGTCATAGTTTTCTAACTCTTTTTTGTATTTCTTGTTTTTTTGTTTAACAAGCTCAAGCTCAGGCAACTCTTTAGTCCAATAGCCACCACCTACAACTGTACTCCATAACTTCGGCGGCATAACTGTCGGTAAGTATTCAGGATTAAGTAATTCATTAAAACTATTTCTATTCTTAATCCATTCTCTAGTAGTCTCTGTTTGTTTTATGATTTTAGCTTTTTTATGTTTTACAGTCTCTGTGCTTATCTCAATTAAACCTGTAGCATAAATCATAAGCTCAACTAATCTAAGTCCTACATGTAATTTAACAGGTGTACTCCATTCTTCCCATTTCATCACCTCATCACGCTTAGCACTTTCTCTTAGTTTTCTTCTTTTGTAAGTGTAGTTAAAACTTCTTTTATCTAAATCTTGTTTAACTGTTTGGTACAAATCAGGATTTAAAAATTTAAAATTTCTAAGACTAATTTCAGTTTCAACTTTACCGCCCAATGATATGCACGTTGCGGTTAATGGTTTGTATTGTGTAATTGTATTGATTATGTGTTTACCAGTAATTAAAGCTAATATTTCAGGTTCTACTTCACACATTTTCAGGAAGGCAATAGATGGTTTACCTATTGTTTTTTGTGATTGTTCCTCTACCCATTCAGCAATAGCTTTTGCTAAAGGTCTTATAGTGTTTGCTACCATTATTTTCCCGTAACTAGTAACACTTTCTTCTTCTCGTTCTACATGAGATTGAAGTCTTTTATTAGTCCTATTAGAACCTAAATTCCTCATCTCTTTTTCATGCTCTACTTCATCTTTATAAGTAGGCATACTCTCAATCAGTCTTGCCATATGTCTAACTCCTTAATTATCTGTGGGTTATGTTTATAATATCTACTATGGGAACCTTAGTCAGGCTCCCTAGTAGTAACTTGAACTTCATTAGTAATAGCTAATAAAGGCGGTTGTTTTGAACCTAGTATTTTTTCAATAAACGTAGCTGCCCTGTGTGCTATTTGGTTTGGTGTCATTGCATCATAAGCTTCTAAAGACTGTGTCTTTTGTAAAAACAATATGATTTTCTTTTTAAGCTCCCAGTTAACATGTACATCTTTGTATTGTTTAAGCTCACTGTTTCGCAATAACACTGTATTTCTTAACTCAGCCATATCCTCAAACCAACCAGTAACTTTAGTTTTTAAAGATATAAGCTCAGCTTCTAACTTATTATTTTTATCTATTAGATGTTGTATTTGTTCTTTGTCTGTCATTTTTATTAGCCTCTTGTATTTGTTTGATTGTCTTGCCGTCTAGTCTAGTACTTAAAGCAAACGGATTAATAGTATCAGCATTTTTATTGTGTGTATTATTTTCTTTTAACGTAAAAATAAGACCACAAACAACGCCGCCTAGTATTATTACTTGCCCTTCTAATGGCAATTCCATAAATAGTTCAATCATAGTTATCCTTTGGTTATAGTTGATTGTAACAGACTAAAGCCGGATATACCGGCTCTAGTTTCGCTCAGTGAGAGCTCATCAGTGTTACTATTACCACTCAGCGTTAACTTCAAACGTAACAATTATTTTATTTTGTGGGCTACGCTGTGCGGCGTGTTTTATTTCTGAGGCAACATCCATTAAATTTGTATATTCATCCTCAAATACAACTTTTGGTGTTTCAATAGGTTTTTTATAATCAACCCATTTACCCTTTTTACGCTCACCGTGTTTAGTTTCAATTTCAGTGATTTTTAAGTTAGACATCTCAATATACATATTAATTACCTCTTATTGTTTGTTTTAGTTTGTTAAATTTAGCGTCAAATTCAGCCTGTTTTAACTCAGCCTGAAATTTACTACGCTCAGCATTTATATCAATACCCGCCGGTTCGTCAATCCTAAGACCAGAATTATTAAACCATTTACCAGTACTTGTTAAAAAGTACTTAGATTTAACTTTTTTAATCTTACAATTTTCTATTGTGCCGTCAGGTTTTAACAGATACGGTGTTTTATTAAACGCCATATATATCCTATCAACCCATTTATCGTTGATAAAATTAGATATTACTACATTTGGCATTTAATGACCCGCCTTCGTATAATATCCGCCGTTTAGTCTATTACGTACAGCTAATCTTTTATTTCTAAAGGCTTCTTCTTCAGCCAATTTTTTAGCATGTAAATAATTATATATTATTTTATATATCATATTCATATACATCCTTTGTTTGTTTGTTTACTGATAACAACGCGCCGTCTAGTCTATAGTGAGCTCATCAGTCACCGCGTAACGGTGAGACAAGGCGCCTGAGGTGTGCGCCCTGTTTCGCTCTGTGTTTATTATTATATTTTTAACAATTGTAATCTGTCCGGTAACATCTCATCAAATTTTATAATGTCCGGTACAGTGTCTGTCTTTGGTCTAATATAACTTGAGTTTAACCAGTATTCACGTTCAACGCCGTAAATGTCTTTAAGTTTTTGAAAGTCAGCATAACTTAAACGCTTCTTTTTAGCTTCAGGTGTGCCGCCGTCAATCCATGTTAAGTGACGCCCAGTCGTAACTGACCAGACATTCTCACACACATGCAACACGTTGAACGGGTCTTTAATAGCCACAGGCGTCACGTATGAATAATAAACTGTTACGCCGTTTGAGACACAGCTATATAAATTTTTAGTACTTCTTAGATATTGTTTTTGTAATGACATAATCATCCTTTGTTTGTTTGTTTGTGTTACGTTATTGTAACAGACTAAGCGGCAAAGTAAAGCGCCGCCTAGTTTCGCTGAATAACAGCTCATCAGTGTTACTTAATATTAATTATATTAGCCTTGTTATTAATAGACAAATAAACCGCTTCTTGTTTGGATAGTTTGCCGTATTTCTTAACTAAGTTTTTTAAAAACAATCTATTCTTAGAATTATTTTTAAAGGCTGTTTGTATAATCTTAACAGGCTCAGCGTATAACTTGCCATTGTCATTAATCCATGAGCCGGCGCCGTCATATGCTGTACAGCCGCCAAACTGTTTGCATAACTCTTTTTGAATTAACAACGGCGCCATAAGTTTAGCGCCGTCATTGTCATTTATTGGGAAATTAATTTGTGCAATATCCATATTAATTATATCCATCCTTCCTGAGCCGCTTCTCTAAGCATCTCAATTTTTTTAACTCTGTCTTTTTCTTTAGCATAGTTTGCTAAAAAAGTTGCTTTGTTAACACTGTCTTTAAACTTATCCGCTTGATTTTGTGTTAATATAGCTTTTATAGCTTTTATTTGTTTTACCATGTTATAACCTCAGTTTGTTTGTATGTTGCTGTTTCGCTTTTTTAAAGCTCATCAGTGACGCTCACAGCGCCAGACAGCAAGCGGCGCCCTGAGACGCCGCCGTCAAGTCATTTAATCAAACATTAAATTGTTGCTATCAGTTAGTGTTGCTCTGTCGTTGAAATCTTTAAGCCATTCTAACAAGCTTAATTGATTTTCAGGTCTGTTGCTGTTTTTGTATTGTTCTCTAAAAGTGTGTAGCAAGTCACTTTTAGATGTTTTAAAGTAAAACTCAGTAAAGCTGTTATGTACATAAACAGCATTAGCTTTTTTAATCTTGTTAATAATTAATTTTTTTAAATCTTGTTTATTCATAGTTAACCTCAGTTTGTTTGTTTCGCTATTCTGTAGCTCATCAGTCATATTAATAATATGAGACAAACAATGGTTTGTTTGTACTGGCTCAAGCAATCACACTGAAGCGCTAGACCGGCGCGTATCTCTACTGTTGCGGTGTCCGACTTATTTGGGGCTGTCACACCCGTGTAACCTCTATGCTTCTGAGGCTGTCAGAAACTTTTTAAAATCATAGCTTAAACCTTCTGTCACTGTTGTTAGCACTTGAAAAAATTTTAAAAAATTAAACATATTGTCTGTGTACATGTATAAAAAATGATTAGTAATGTTATTTTTGCATAACAGCTATGCATCATATGCATGACTAGAAAAAAACAGACACTACTTAATAATGTCTATTCTTAGTAATTACTATAAGTAAGTACATACACACAGCATACCTAAGTATAGACCTAAGTATAGACCTAAGTATAGACCTAAGTATTACCCTAAGTATACCCAGTGTATACATACATCCTTATTAATACCTATACTATACACATAGTGTGTAAACCTTTGTTTATATCTTATACGGGTACCTTAGTCATAGCCGTGTGTATTCTGTGTGTGTGGCTCAGTGTATGCTTTGTGTATGCTTTGTGTCTGTACGTGGCTGTATGGCTGTGTAATGGCTATGTATAATCCAAACTAAAAAAACAGACTAGCTCAAAGGCACGCTAAAACAAAAATTAACCCACAGCCCGCCTGTGTTGCCTTTGGTTTACCCTATATACACCGTTAGCCGGCGCTTTACCTGTTATCTAGGGGTATCTTTGCGCTGTTTACGTGAGGTATACACGGGGAAACTCGGCTTTTCTGTAGACGATATACCCCTTCATATTTTTTTACTAAATATTAAGGTTCCCGTATAAGATAAAAACTAAAAGTTACAGCTATGTGTATATATACTTACTTGTCTTGTAACCTTAGCATTATCTCAGAAGCTTCATAAGCTCTATCAGGTGTTTGTAATGCCCAATTACTTACAGTACCATCTTTATTACCTTTTAACATCTCAAAAGATGCTTGTGCATATTCTCCTGCTCTTAGAAAATCTAATGTTTTTTTAAATTTACTAACACCATTTTCACCCATTTGATATACCATTTCAGTTAATATACCAAAAGCTTCAGGTTTTATTGGAGCACCTTTAAGTAATCTTAAAGCACCATCTTGTGCTTTTTTAAAATCTTCTTGAAAAAATGCTTCTATTTCATCTTCTGTATATATATCTTTAACTTCACCTGTTATTTTATGACCATAACCAACTGTATAAAAATTCTCTTTAACCTTACTATCCATGTTACCTTTGTATTCTAACTGATAGGGTATGTATTCTTTTCCCTCGTGTTTTTTAATACGATTTGCCGTTACTTGCATATGTTTATCATTTCTAATATCACCTAATGTATTATCCATATTATATAAATCTATCCTCTTCTGGTTCTCTTCCAATGGCGCTTTCCATGAAACGTTCAAGTTCTTGGTCAAGCAAGTCTTCTTTATGTTGATTGTAAGACAGGATTTGGTCTCTGTCCATACGCTGTACCCAATAATTAGCAGCAATAGCAAGCGCGTCAATTTGGTCATCATGTCTTAAAGCTCCTTTGTCTCTAGTTATCCTAGTCATCTGTCTAAATAACTGATGGTCAGGCTCTAGTTTAAAGTCTTCTTTTATAATTAAATCATCAACAACTAGCCTATGACTATTCATAATAGGCTCTAAAGTGTCAATAATACGCTTTTCTTTCTGTATATTATGTCTTACTTCCTCTATTTCACAAGGGTGTATTCTAGCCATAATAGGTTTTAGTAGCTGTGTAGCCATACCATCACCAAAATTACTCTCAATTACTACATAGTTTACGTCTTGTTGCTTAGCAATTTGAGCTAGTCTAGCCATAGTATCTTCACTATAACCACCATCTAATGAACCTATGGCAGTCAAATAAAGCACTCCATGAAGCATTTTAAGCACCGCATACGCTGTTTTGTCTTCCCCCCGACCAGAAGGGTCAATAGACATAACAGACCCCTCAAAAGGCGTAAACTCAGGACTGGTATGCATAGGTGCCACATAATAATCACCTTTTAATCCTACGTTTGGTATCTCAGGGTCAATAGCTTTCATCTGTTCTGGTGATGATGCCCATTGTATTTTAGCCGGAGCTTCTGTCCATTTAGAACAGCCTGATAACACAATTAAATCGTTTAATTTTAAAGGGTATCTATTTGCGTCAGACATTGTAGTGTCTAACATAAACTGTAAGTTAAATCCTGAACGACCGTAAGATGACATACGTTCTAACAAGTCTACTTCGTCAAATCTTTTTGGGTCTGTCGGTTTACCTTCTTGTCCTGTAACTTCTGCAATCATTGAAGCTATCTTATGTCCATAACCTGTTAATTGTTCTTTAGTAGGATATAAAGCTGTCCATATCTTAGTTTTAAAACCACGTTCTTCTAAGTCATTGTATAATGACATTTCTGTTTGTGGTGTTCCCAAGAATATAATTCTTCCTACCTCAGGTTTGATAATTGCATCAAATTCTTTTACTGTTTCACCTAATCTATCTCTCATTAGCTGTGTCTGAGAGTTGTTAGCACTCTCTACGTCATCAGCAATGATTAAGTCTGCACGTGAACCTGTTAATTGTCCTGTAATACCCATAGACTTAACTGAAGGCGCGTGTGAAGCTGTAGCCGGAGCCACATCAAAGCTAACCTTAGAATGTCTTTGGTTATCTCTAGGCTGTAAATGCTGTAATATTGGCATCTCAGCTATTAATCTTTGTGTAAATGTACTGAAATCATCAGCCCTACTTTTAGATGCAGACACAACAAGTATATTACGTTGTGGATTAAGCAATAACTGATGACATACAAAAGCTGAAGTAATCCAAGATTTACCTACACCTCTAAACGCTTCTATCACAAGTCTTTTGTCTTTAGACTGTAGATAATCAGCTATATCATATTGTATTGGTGTTGGTTCTGGAAGATTTAAATGCTTCCAACAAAGATATAAGAAGTTTTTAAAGTTTCTAAGTTTATTATTCATTTATATCAAAAGGGACTTCATCTAATATATTATTAGGTTTCTTTTGTAAACTGTCTGTACTATACGTCTTACAAACTTCTAAACATACTTTCATTTCTGAAGCAGTTAGTTCTTGTCCTGATTTTAATTTTGTATATGCATGAGTTACTAATAATTGTGGTAACTCTTTAATAATCTGGTCTAAATTATTACTGTGGTCTTCCTTGTCTGTTGTACTTTTTAAAGGTACTTCTTTTATTTGGTCGTTTGACATGTATTCCTTTTCTCTTTTTAGGTTTCTCTCTAGGTACGAAATGTAAAAATTTTTGTTTTGCCATGTTATCTACTCATCATTCTATCTATATGATTATAAATTCTTCCTATTTGTTTATCTATTGACATTATTTCTTCTGTTAACATTCCTAAATGGACTTGTAATTCTACTACAGTAACAAGAACATAACTAGATAAACCTAATAGCACTGTAATTACTAAAGGTAATAGCCAATTATTTTTTCCCATTTCTAAATATTTGTGTTCCTTTTATACCATAAATACTAGCAACTACTAATATCCATAAATTTGTAAACCAACTTGGTAGTTGTGAAAAGTATTCAAAGAATAATTTAACTTTGTTTAATGCTTCAGGGTCTTCTGATACAACAGCCCAAATTAAAACCATTATTGGAGCCGACAAAATTATAAGAACAAATTCGTCTTTCCAGTCCGATTGCCTTGCTTCTAATAATTTACCTGCATACTCTGCTTCACCATTAGCCATCTTTTGTGCATGTTTATATTGTGCATCAGCCATCATCATTTTAGTTTCTTGACGTTTTTTATATATGTGACTGCCTGCTTGAGCCGCTAATTTTAATGCACCTAAAATTGGAAATGCCATATTAAGCTCCCTCGTCTGATTGTACACATTGCATTTCTATACCAATTTGTCTGTTTTTAAATTCTTCATCTATAAATAAACCAATTTGATTTATAGTATTTATACAATCTGTTTCATTATAAAATTTTTGTGAAGGTATATCACCTAAAATACATAAGTTTTGTCCATTTACACCTATTACACATAGTAATGCTATTATTTTAAACATTTGCTAACCTTCTTTCCTGCATTTACACCATTTTTTATGATGTAACTTTGCGTACCGTTAGCACCAATTTCTACTTCTTTTTTTAAATTTTTAAATAATTCACTTGATTTCTTTTTTTGCTGTATTTCTTGACTGTGTTTTTCTAATAGTTTTGTGTCTCTCATTTTGATTAATGTTAAATTTTTTATCTATCCAATTAAATATGTCATCAATTGTGCCAAACATTGAATAAAAAAATTTGTCTATCATCCTTTAAATTGGAATACACCAATAACTGTTGCAATAATAGTAGCTAAGAATACCAATAAACTTACGGCACCCTTACCCTTAGACACGTCTTGTCTTAATTGTTTGACTTCACTGTTTAATTCTCTAATGCTTTCATCTAATTTCTTCATGCGTTCAGCACAAAGTTTCTCATGTGATGACAGTCTTATTCCTACGCTTTCTTGAGCATAAGATTTAACTGTCTTTTTAGTCATTAGTTAGTTCCGCTCTCTATTTTTTTGTACCAACACACACATTTTTTGTTGTGAAATAGTTTACAAATAAGTTTTTTAATTAATTTCATATTTCTCCTATCTTGCAGTACAAGGGTTATCTCCCACTAAAGGTTCTTCGGCAAATGCCATGTAGATGTATGTTGTTCCATTTTGATTTTGACTACCATCTGCTGTATATAATTTAAATCCATTACTTAAAAAATCCATTTTTTTTGTAGTAGCTGTACCTTCAGCAATACTTGAATTAGGAAATAAATATTTATTACCTTCTGGATTATAATTACCATCTCTTTTATTATCAAAAACATACCAATCATTATTATCAATCATTTTAAAAATTATAAATGCAGGTTTAAATCCTAAATAAACAAATGTTCCGTTAGAAGAATTACCATTGCCAATATAAGAACCAAACTTGCTGAAGCCTTGTTTTTCTGCGAAGCAGTAGGCAACAATGGTATTACCACTTCCATTTATTCCTGTGTCATTACTAATATATATAAGTGAAGATGATGGTGTAGTATTATCCCAAACTCCACTTGTTGTTGGCACATCTGTAGTATTTAATTGTAAATAATCGGCATTACCAACTTCTGAAAAATAACATTTCCAAGGTTGCGTTCCACTATCAGTATTTTTTGTTAATATTACTTTTGGAACAGCATTTAATCCATGACCAACTGATTGACTTGCTGTAGCATTTCCTGTCCATGTAACAATACTAAATCCACTTGTTGTATTAGCACTAACAGTTGAGGTTATGCTTCCATCTGTGTTTGATACACCTGTTCCATTTGCTAACCAATTCCATGATGCATAAGTAACAGCATTAACATTTGTTCCATTACCATTTCCTACAGTAAAACCATCACTATCAAAACTTTGTAATCCATTTGTTTGTGTTCCTTCTGCTGTAGTATCATTAGTGACAAGTCTTTTAGTTGCACCTCTAACAACATCATATACTTGATTTTCATATGCTGTACTTCTAGCTTTAAACCAACACCAATCTGGTTGAAATCCTACACCTGTAATTTCTCTACCATCAGTTCCATCACCTGTATAAAGTTTAGTATTAAAATAATCAGAAGGTTTTTTAATTGTAGTGTATGCCATAATTATAAATTTAATCCTTTGGTTGATAAAGCAGTATAACCTGTTGGAACATCAAATTCAAATATTCCTATACCACTTGCGTTAGTTCCTGCACTAGCTACTGCTGTAGTTCCGAAGTAGCCATTGCCAAAATTTGTTTCATGTTCAAATGTTCCAGTACTAGAAGTATCTCCAATAGTAAAATGATAAACACCATGTGTAGTATTATTAGCAGAAGTTATTGTATATGCTGCACCTGTACCTGTAGCACCACTTGTTGGGTCTCCAGAATTTTGCCATGTACCATTAATTCCAAAATATAATTTGTTGTTATCTAAATCTACTGCAACCATAAAAATATCATTAACTCCACAAGCATTTCCAAAAGCAGAATTAGTAGCATTATTTCTTAATTCTCCAGTACCTAATCTATAAGCATAAGTATATTGATTTTCACCTAAATATGGTTCAGTAGTTACAGCTCCAGATATTCCAACAAGTGATGCCGCATTACTTTCAGATATGAGTTTTGTTTCAAAATAATATTTTCCAGAAGAAGCTGCTAAAGTTGAATAAATTTGAGGATAAGCACCACCAGTTTCGGCATTAGCTATTCCTGTGTTTCCATATTTCCAAGTTACATTAGAAGTTGATTGTGTACTGGTATGTAATGGAGACCAAACAGTAAAAACATTTGAAGGATTATCTTCAGTATTTGTTAATGTACCACCTGCAACTGTAAAGTTATTACCATTACCAGATTGGTCAGTAACTGAATTACCATCTTTTAAAATAAAGAAACCATTAGTTCCATAAGTTACACTTGGAGAAGTTTTAATTGTCCAAACACCATTAGCATCAAATTGTCCAAATGCTGTAGCATCATAAGATTGACCATCTGTATAATGAATATGTGTCATACAACCATCAAAATCACCAGAACCATAACTATCATCTCCAATAGAAAATGTACTAAAATTTGTTCCAAGATTAGCATTTTGTGATGGATATGTTGCTGTACTAAATGATGTTTCTTGAACACCATTTATATACAATCTATATCTATCAGAAGATGTAGCTTGTGTAGTATCAACTCTTAAAACTATATGATACCAAGCTGATGTATCTCTAAATAATCGGTTTGTTGTTATTCTTCCAAGTGAACCTGAATTATAAAAATCAATAGTATCTCCAGTTTGAAATCTAAAATCCATTCTATTTGCAGTATCATTATATTGAGAAAATAATTCCATATTATTTCCAGATGGATTTAATCCACTTCTTTTTACCCAAGCAGAAAATGTAAATATTTGTTGGCTTGTTGGTGTGCCATTACTTCTTGTTAAATATGTACTTGCCATTAGTTAAACTGTGCGCCTCCTGTTGCACCAAATGATGATGTCAAACTAAAACTTCTGTCTGCTGTTTGACCTTCAGCATCTGTTGCTCTGATTGTAAAATTATAAGTTGTTGCTGTTGTACTTGCACCACCGAAATCGGTAGTTTCTAAAGCACCTGTTGAAGTATTTAAAGTAACATTCGCTGTTGTAAGATTACTTCCTACTTCAGAATAAGTTATAGCACTATCTGATGTTGCAACTACTGTTGCTAAAGTACCAGAAAAATCTCCTGCAAATGTACCTAAGTCACCTGCTGAAGTTGTCCATGTAGGTGCATCTGATACTGTAAGAATATTTGTAGATGATAATACAGCTAGACCATTAGGATTTTCTATTCTGATTTTATATTGACCATCAACAGGTAAAGTTAATTGTACTGTTAATGATGTAGAATTATTGAAAGTAACTGTGTCTGCTGTGTACCATATACCAGTAGAAGGATTTAACACCTCTACTCTAGGAACACTCTCAAAGTTAGCACCTGTAATAGTAATAGATGTTTGTGTATTATCTATTGTACTAGGTGAAATACTAGAAATCGTAGGTTTTGTTTCAGCTACTCCTGTTAGGTTTGAACCATCTACAGCAGGTAATACAGCAGGAAATACAGCGTCAGTTAACTTTGCTGAACCATCTAGTTTAGCAAGTTCGTTGGCTGTATTTGCGTCTGCAAATATATCTGCTAGTTCTCTAGCTTTACTCATTTATTATTCTCCTACGATTTTAAGATTTTAATTACTCTGCTACTGGTGGTGTATAACCAGTTAATGCAGTTGCTTCAGCTTGTGTTAATCCCAAGTCTAATAACTTTTGATTGCCACTATCTTGTGGTGAAACATAGTTATCCATTTCAGTTTGTATTTCTGACCAAGTTGGTGCTGTGCCATCAAACATATCTGCTTTCATAGCATTGTATTCAGTTTCATTACTTGGTGGATTACCTGTATAACCTTGAAAGTTTTCTTTTTTAGAAACTATTTCATCAAATTTTGCCATTTTATTTTTCTCCTATATTAAAAATCATATTCAGTTATTATTATGGTTGAACGAGTTTGAGCAAGTCTTGAGTCATCACTACTATTTGGATTAAAAACTGTATATGGTAGTATTGTTGAACCATCATTAGGATATGCTCTAATTTCTATAGTTTTACTTCCTGTAGTTGCTGAACCATCAAGCATAAAATTTCCTGAATCAGCAGTTTGCCAATTCATACCTGTATAAGTATAAGTTATATAACCATCATAATTTGTTCCATCATATGAAAATCTCATGTTAAGCGCACCTTCAGTTGGTTGTTGAGCATGTAAAAGAATTTCAAATTTTAATTTAGAGTTTGCTTTTATTTGAGTATAACTTGTACTCCATAATAATACATTATTACCATTACTAAATGTTGTTCTAGTTGAATTTACTAATTCAGTAACACCTAAAGTTTTTCCACCAGACGCATCAACCCATGAAACATTTGCTCCAGTACCACCAGATTGTAAAACTTGACCTGCTGTTCCTGCACCAAGTCTAGCAAGACCAGACGCATCACGATAAACTATATCGCCTTGTGTAGTTAATGTTGTTCCTAAATCTGTTCCATCAGTACCATTAGTACCTGCTGAAGACATTTGTTCAAAGTAAGCTGTATCGGTTGGAAGGTTTCCT